TTGTGGATGATAGCATTGTCCGCGGGAATACAAGTAAAGAAATTGTCCGTATGGTGCGGGAGTTTGGTGCCACAAAAGTATTCTTTGTTTCTGCTTGTCCGCCAGTAAAATTTCCGTGTTTCTATGGTGTTGATATGCCCACCCGCGGAGAATTAGCCGCCGCCCAGCGAAGTGTTACTGAGATAGAAGAATATATGGGTGTGGATATTTTAATGTACCAAAAGATTGATGATCTTGTCGAGGCAGTTACGCGTAAGGGGGAACATAATATTGACCGCCCTTGCATGGCTTGTTTAAACGGCCGATATGTTACTGGAGATATAGATTTAACGACTTTGCATCATACAAGTAATGATGCGTACACGATTATATTAGAGTTGAAGAAATCTTACTAGGAGGTAGCGCATGGCTAATACTACTTCCGGAACAGTAACGTTCGATAAAACATTTGCTGTAGACGAAATAATTGAAGAAGCCTACGAGCGCTTTGGCTTACAATCTGTTTCGGGATATCAATTATAAACAGCAAGACGTTCTTTAAATATAATGTTTCAAGAATGGGGTAATAGAGGTTTGCATTACTGGGAAGTAGGCGATACCAATATTGATCTAGTTGAAGGCCAAGCTGAATATATTTTCTATAGAGCTACGGGCGACGGTACTTCTGCAACAACAGCTGGAGGAACAACAGGAACATCTACTTATGGTTTAGCTGATGTTTTAGAAGCTACACTTAGATCTGATAAAGGAGACACGGATCAAGCGGATTCTACGCTTACAAAAACAGATCGATCAACTTATTCTGGTTTAGCTAATAAATTATCTAAAGGAACTCCTTCTAGATATTTTGTTCAAAGGTTCGTGGACAAAACAACAGTAACCTTATATCCAACACCCGATTCAACAGCAGCGTCAAAAGACGTTCATTTTTTCTTTGTTAAAAGAATTGAGGACGCTGATGCGACTTATACCGATGCAACGGATATACCTTATCGTTTTGTCCCTTGTATGGCATCAGGATTATCATTTTATTTAGCACAGAAATTTGCACCACAAAGAGTGCAAGAATTAAAATTATTATATGAAGACGAATTAAAAAGAGCCTTGGCAGAAGACGGATCTTCTACAAGCACTTATATAACTCCGGAGTCTTATTACCCGAGTGGATAATTATGGCATTTGCAAGAGGAAAATACGCTAAAGCGATCTCAGATAGAAGTGGAATGGAATTTCCCTATAATGAAATGATTAGGGAATGGAATGGTTCTTTTGTTCATAAATCTGAATACGAAGCAAGACATCCTCAGACTGAGCCAAGAGCTTATGGTACAGAAGGACATGGTTTAAGGAATGCAAGACCTGGAAGAACTGAAAAAACAGTTGTTACAATACTAGGACCTAATCCTTTTGAAACTATTTCAGCAGGATCCGGTATTATAAATGTTTTTGAAAAAAGTCATGGACGATCTACGGATGACACCGTTAGATTTAGAGGTCCAGTGTGGACAAGTTCAGATTCTGATGCTTATCAAGATCCAGCAGATTTTGATGGTATTAGTGGATCTAATGTAGCAAAAGCCGCTGGCTACTCGATTACCGTTGGTACGCGAGATTCAAGCGGCACGGTTACGAACACCAATGACTATTACCACTTTACTGTAGATACGAGTACTGCTACAGCTGGAGGACTATCAGGAGGAGGCAATAATTGTTCGGCTGGTCCGGCATCATTGAGCGCATAATATGGCAGGATTTACATACTCAACACTTACAACAGCAATTGGAAACTATACAGAAGTAGGGACTTCGGTACTATCCAGCACGATTACCGATCAATTTATTGATAATTCTGAACTTAGAATACAGAGAGAAATTCCGATTGATGCCGATAGAAAAGAAATGATAGGCAATTTAACAGCTTCGAAAGATAATGTTTATGCTCCTGCTGGAACATTGTTTGTCAGAGATCTTCAAGTTTATACTTCAACATCAGTTACAACAGGAGCCAACAGCTTTTTAATCAAGAAAGATATTAGCTATCTCAGAGAATATGACGCTGCTGAAACGACAACAGGAACGCCCAAATATTATGCTATGTCGGGTGGAGCCGAAGGAACTGGAGCGACATCTTCAGGACGAATTACCATTGTGCCAACACCAAGTTCGGCTTTTATGTACAAAATTCATTACAATGCTAGACCCATAGGATTGAGTTCGGCAAATACTACAACTTATTTAAGTCTTAATTTTGGAAATGGACTTTTATATGCATGTCTTGTGGAAGCATTTAGTTATTTAAAAGGCCCAATGGATATGCTACAATTATACGAACAAAAATATCAAACCGAAGTACAAAAATTCGGTGGAGAACAAATAGGTAGACGAAGAAGAGACGACTATACGGATGGTGAACCACGTATACCCGTTCAGTCTCCGACACCGTAAGGATTAAATTATGGCAACACTAACAACAACTATCAAAGAAGCAATCACTCTTAACAACATAGATTATGGATCGGAAAGATCTTTAGATATTTCTAGTGTTAATGAAGTTGTAAAAAGAGTTGTAACCGCATCAACAACAGAATGTGGATTAATAGGATTTTTATCAGCATTAAGTAGCGTTGGCGTAACAGCTAATAAAGTTGGTTATGTTGCAGGAATGTTTGATGATGGTGATGTAAGATATATTAGAATTACAAATTTAGATTCATCGAATCATATTATGTTAACGTTTAGAGATGAAGATGACACAGAATATAGAATGAAGGTAGATGCTGGTCACTCGTTTATTTATCCAGGAGATAATAGCGGTGGCGTGGTTGATACCATGAAGGCAGCAGGATCAGCTTTAGCTTCAGGTCTTGCAGATTTAATGGACATTACCGTGGATGCAGATACTGCATCATGTGATGTGGAGGTTTTTGTAGCAAGCGCATAGGATAAATTATGGCATCAACATACACAGGACTAGGTACCGAGTTAATGACAACCGGCGAAAATGCCGGTACATGGGGGACAACTACCAATACTAATTTAGAAATTTTAGAACAAGCTTTTGGTGGCTATCTTGCAAAATCCATAGCGGGTTCAGCACAGACAACCACGTTAGCTATTACTGATGGGGATTCGACAGCATCAACTTCTGAAGCTCGTCATCATGTTATTAAATTAACAGGAACCATTACAGGAAATCAAACAGTAACTGTTCCCGCTGACATAGTAAAATCATATATTGTTTCGAATGCAACATCGGGAGCCTATACGGTTGCTTTTCAAACTGCTTCAGGATCAGGGTTTACTTTTGCTACAACTAATAAAGGTGTACAACTTTTATATGCTGATGGAACTAATATCGTTGATACGGGTATTGGATCTGTTGCGACATACGATTTAGATGGGGGTGAATTAACTCTTGACGCTGATTCGGATACTAGCATTACAGCAAGTACAGATGACCAGATAGATTTCGAAATAGCAGGCGCTGATGATTTTACAATGACAGCGAATGCTTTTAATGTATTAACAGGATCTCATGCAACGTTTGCCGATAGTGCTAATGCCAAGTTTGGTACTGGCAATGACATGTTGGTCTATCATGATGGATCTAATTCTTATATTACTAATGCTACTGGTGCTTTAAAATTAGCAACGGAAACTTCTGGAATTGCATTAACAATAGGACATACAACTTCAGAAACAACGATTGCAGATAATCTTACAACAACAGGGGATACATCAGTTGGTGGAACTTTAGGTGTTACAGGTGTAGCAACTTTTGCAACTCACGTTGCTTTAGGTGATAGTGATATTTTAAAATTAGGTGCCGGTACAGATTTAACTCTTTATCACGATGGATCAAATTCATATATTACAAATGCAGTAGGTGCTTTAAAAGTAGCAACAGAAACTTCTGGAATAGCAGTTACAATAGGACATTCAACTTCAGAAGTTACAGTTGCAGATAATTTAACTGTTACAGGAACTTTAACTTTAGGTTCAGGTGCAGAACTAACAGAAGCAGAATTAGAATTTTTAGACGGTATTACTGCAGGTACTGCAGCCGCAAGTAAAGCAATGGTTTTAGATTCTAATGCAGATATTA